GTCAGGGAGTGTGGAATTGTTATGGAGTCTTGTTTCAACGATCTGAAAGCTTTGGCTGGATCGTACCCAAAACGCTTACCCAATCTAAATGATTGGGGTCTCACATCTGTGTAATTGCGTACCAAGGCACTTTATTGTGCTCGAAGGTCTACAGACTGCACGGGTTTATGAAACATGATGAACAGTCGCCGGCGGAACAATACCGCTCGAGCGCCCGATGGGGTGTGGCCTGAGTTTGACTCAGTGAACCCTCCTATCTGGTTTCGATGTCACGGGGAGTCCATGTCTGACAGAAAAGGGAAAGGAAAGTCCCGAAAACTTCCACGTTCTAAGAAGAACAACGCGGCACCTCGTAAAGGTACCACTCGTACCTCTCGAGGTACCTCCCGTAGGACTGATTCCAGTCCTACCGCTCTCAACACTCGGAGATCTAATCCAACAACTATGACCATGGGTCAGTTTGTTGATAGACAGTACGGTGTTGGGATACGGATTTCCGGAATGCAATCTTTGTGTTCGGTTATTGCTGGTTCCGACACTGCCATCTTTGGCACGGGTACCAGCTCCACTGCAACGACCACAGGTAATCAGTCGATTTTATCTCCTGACTATCTGAACGGACGTCTTCAGGCTCTTGCCTTGACGTATGATCGTTATCGTTTCCGTTCCGTCCGCTATGAGTATGAGCCACTTTGTGCCACAACTCAGGCTGGCGGTCTTGCACTTGCTTTTGTCCAGGATTCAGATTTTGTCTCGAGTGATGTTGAGACTACTGATAATCTTGGGTATAGCACATTGCAAGAGTTCACTCCATCATCAACTTTCGCGTTTCGCGACCGTGGTTCCCTATCGTACACTTACAACGGGGATCAGGTTTGGTACTGTTTGGCGGATACTTCGCTCGGTACCGATCGGTTGACTAATCAGGGTCTCCTTCTGGGGTACCCTTCGACTGGTGGATTGGCGGCGTCAATGGGTAATCTCCGTATTCACTACGTTATCGAACTTTTCGGAAACGTTACGGCGATTAGCGGTGAAGTTATGCGTCGGTTTCGGAGTCTTGCTCCAGCCGAGAGGAAGAGTGCTCTCTCATTTATGGAAGAGCTTGCGTCGCATCATTCTTCGAAAGATGTTAAAAAGTCTGGGCAATCCTCGTCGTCTTCAGAGACTAAGGAAATTGTTCAGCCTGCTGTGGCAGCCAGGTTTGTGTCTTCGTCTTCTTCGAGCAGCGCTTCTAGCGCCAGCGCAGGTGGAATGACATCTCAGAGCTTTCGGGCTCCGTCTGTCAACGAACGATACGTCCTGGTTACTGGGTCACAGTAGTTGCGAAATCTGAG